TCTGTTTGTCCTGGACATCGAAGTAGCTGCCGACTCCCAGTTCTTCGATCTTCATGGCCAGCAGGCGTTTGACCGACTGATTCAGTGACAGCTGTACTTCACGCACGCAGACTGAGGATTGATTCGGCCTTGCAATATGTTCCTCAATCAGCATTTCGGCAAAGAAGTGCGACTTGCCACTGCCGCGACCACCATGCGCGCCCTTGTAGCGAGCAGGATTCAGTAATGGCAATGCCCACCTGGGCGTATCAATTTGTAGGATCGACGACAACGCGCTTGATTTCCTGAATCTGTACTGGACCGCCATCAGCGCCAGTCAATGCGTTTTCTACCTTGTCGCTGTATCCATGCTTGGTCAGCAGGAGCTTGGTAATTGAAGCGTTTGTGTCGCCTTTCAGGCCGCTATTTGCCAGCACTTTCTCTTGTTTCGACAGCAGACTCTCAACAATGTTAGAAAATTCTTCGTTTTCTTTTGCCCATGCGTGGATTGTTTCTCTGCGCTTGCCTAAAAAAACAGCAAGTCCTGCGATGCTTGGATAGACTTCATCGTGTTCCAAGTATCCGCCATTCACATATTCCCATGCGGGTTGTACGGATTCTGGCAAGGTTGATGGTCTGCCTGCGGGCATCAGTCTTTTCCTGCGAGTTTGCTTGCACCAGGGTTTTTCTTCTTGGTGAGCATTTTGGTTCCGGTGTCGGCGCGGTTATATTCCTTAGCGACAGACTGAGGTATTCCGACGCGCTTGGCAAACTTTGGATCGTGCGCGGCAGCAGCCATCAGTCGTGCTTGTGCGGGAGATTTGCTTGGCATGACTATCCTTTCAGCGTATCGGTCCCAGGATTCTTTTTGTGCGTCAGCATTTTTGTCGCGGTCTTTGCAGAATCACGGAATGCTTGGGCAGTCGGTGCGCCTGGATCACCAGGGCTTCGCATGCGTTCACCCGAACCAGCTTTGATTCGCTCGCGTTTTGCGTGAATGTTTGCGTATAGACCTTTCTTAGGCATATTTGATCCTGATTTCTACTTTCGGTCCGGTTTCGTCTGCAAAATCAATCGTGTACGGACGGAATCTAGTGTCGTTTATTTTCCACGCATCCGCAATGCCGTCAATGCCTGATTTAATACTGGCCAGTAAATTATCCAGGTCACGCTTTCTGCGGTCCGGTGGATAAAACAAAATATCGAGGTGGATTTTGCCGTCAGCTGGTGGTGTCAGTTTCGATGCCATCGCAATGATCCGGCAGAGTTCCCGATACTTCTTCGCCTTCGCTGCCTTTTGCATCCGGTGGACACGAGCGTTTGGACTGAGTTCCTTCGGTGGCCAGGGTAGCTCGATCATGCCAATTTCCGAATAGTGTCTGCAAGCATGTCTAGCTCGGTCAGCTTGTGTATCCGCATCATGGTTTTATCCCCATGCACGCCAGCTGGTCCGGTGTGGCAGCCTGGGCAGAGCGGCACAACCAGCCAATTACTTGCTCGCTGGCTGAGTCCCTGGCCTTCGCGAATATGGTGCAGCTGGACACCATGTTCCCCACAGCAGGCACAGGGTAATTCCGCAACGCGGTTCATCCATTGTTTTTCGGTCATTCGCATAAACCGTAAACGCTGCTGCACAAAGCAGGTTCTTCTTCGACCTTGAACATGTCAATGTCTTTGCCTCCCCTGCCTGTCTTTGCCCAAGCAATCTGCTCCTCAATTCCATGTTTTTCTGTATCAATTTCCTCCGATTTGATGTCTTTCTTTATTCTGGTCACAGGGAAAAATGTAGCCACCCCAATCGGGCTTGCCTCTGCAACAAGATGTTCCCACTCTTTCACTCTTTCTAATTCTTCTGGAAATCTTTTGCTAATCTGTAAAATTTCATTTTTTGTGGCGTGAATGCACGGCATACAACCTACTCTGCTCATGCCCTGCTCATACAATGGATTGTGCTTGACACCGTGTTTTCGGTGCATGGCAAAACAATCATCAGCCGTCCAGTCCAAGATCGGGCGATAATTCCACAAGCCGCCGCCAACTTCATCCAGCTCAACCAGGTTTCTTCTTGCCAAAGATTCATCACGACGAACACCTTGCCACGAATAAATTTCGTGTCCTTGTTCCATCAATGGAAAATTGACCTGCGTAATCATCAAATCTCTTTTTAATTCCTTGCTACACCATCTTGTTCTAGTAGATGGAAACATCCCATTCAGCAAACATAAATCCAGAAACGGATTCCCTGTTGGATGCAAAACCTTTAGAGCGCGCTTCGCAGATTCGGGTGTCCATGGAAATTTCCTATTGCGGCTGATTGGGTCTGGGTGTCCGGCAGCAATCAACTCTAACCGCTCACGCTTTTTCATAATCCTTTCGGAAAAATCTGCCTTGATTGTTTTGATCGGAAACACCTCCGCGTTCAAATAATTTATGTATTCAATCGTTTGCGGGTGTTCATGGCCGGTGTCTGCAAAAACAGCCTGTAAATTTTCTGCCTTGCGTTCAATGGCAAGCAGCAAAAGAGCGGTTGAATCTTTGCCGCCACTAACTGAAACGATGTTTATTCTTTTGGTCATTGCCCAAACTCCACGCCCTGTTCCGCGCCAAAGGCGTAAATCATTTCGATCAGCTCGGACATTTCCGGCTTGGTCATCCTGCGGGTAGATGTTCCCAAGACCACGAAACCACCGTCGATGCCTGGCACAACGCGCTGCCGCTTGAGGCCGGCAGTCAACACATCCTTCCAGTTCTCGGCAGTGAGCTTCTGCCCATGCCAATCGACCTGATCCGCTAACTCCCCCAGGAGCGACCACATCAGGGCGTTTTGTTCCAGCGAACGACGCGGCTCGGTCAGAGATACCGTCCAACCATTTGGAGCGTTTTTGACCGCCTCAAGCACCCTGTCACGCTGGGCATAGAGAATGAATTTCACCGATTCCACTCTTTGCGCATGGCTTGCATCAGGTGATCGCGAGTTTTTGCGAGTCGCTGATACTCAGGGTGGTCAATGTCGTACTGGTCATAACCCTTGACGCCACTAGGTTTGCGGGCAATCTGGATCATTTTTTTGCAGATCACCGACAGCTCGCGGCGCAGGGCCATCATCGGAATGGTATCGAGTTTGTTCACTTAGTCACCAGCCACAACAAACCAATGACCACTGCACCAAGAATTGTAATCGCGACCGTCAGCACAAAACCGTCGGTGTAGCTTTCCATTTTATCCCAATCGTCTTTGCTTACGCCGTGTGGAATCTTTACCTGCGGCATGGAATCCTCGACAGCCTGGGCGAATTTCTTTTTCGGCGCGGCTTTCTTCACGGCCTTCTTCTTTACGACCGCCTTCTTCTTGACTGCGGCTTTTTTCTTCGGGGCGGCTTTCTTCTTACTTTCCACGGCTCATGTCCTCCAAGGTTTGTTTGCCTTCGTTCAATACTTCCAGGATTTTTTCCTTCTGAATCTCATCGACTTCGCAAAGAATATACTGCGCATCCTGTGCCAATAGGTCGATTTCGTAACATTTTTCTGCATCGCCTTCACGCTTGAGTCGCATGATCCGACTGGCCATGGACTTGGCTTTCTCAAAAATCTTTTCGTAACTGTGAATCATTCTTTCACTCCTTTGGGTCTTGCACGCATCCTGATTTCCCCTCTCAAAAAACTGATGAGGTAATCGATCTTCTCCAGTTCTGTTTTCCATTCTTCGCGTCCTGTGTGTTCTAACCGTTGCTCGCAGTAGGTCCGCCTACGCTTTGCGTTTGTCAGTGCCTCGCTGATTAGCCTCATTTCTTCGTTCCTTGAATCCACTTCTCCACGGCGATGACCGGCTTACAAACGCACCCAATGCACTGCCAGTCTTTCGCTCAACCTCAAAACATTCGTCAAAGCTCATCCTGCCGCGACGCAACCGGCTCTCGATGGTGTACTCGGAGATTCCAGTAACACCGCGTCGTTTCATTTCGGCTCGGATTTCTGCCATGGTCATTTTTTCCATCTGTATTTCCTTAACTCCAGTGTGTTTTCTACATGCTTTTTTACGATTTCACGAATCTGGTGCGGAACCCTCGCGTAAATATCGTCGTAATCGGCCCTGGGAGCTTTCAGGATCGCCGCTGCGTACCACCTTGGGGCCTTACCACCTGGCCAACATTTCATCGCCTTAGAATCGCTCTCAGGGCTTCCATGCCTTTTTTGGCAATTTCAGGGTCAGCAGGCTTTGCTGGCGGTGCTGGCAAGAATTGCTTGTGCGCTGGATCACTGGTTGTTTGGCACATGGCCACAAACTCCGGCAACGATGGCGGCCACTTTGCGCTTGACTTCTTCACCTGCTCGATAGCCTGGCCAATCCGGTTGACATCGATGCCGGCCAAAGACTTGGCCCATTCGTCGATTGTCAGCAACATCATTTCCTCGTCGTTCATCAGCTGTGATCCGAAACTTGGAAACATCGCCTTGAACCTGGCCAGCACGCGAGCGGCTACCTTGCGATCTCTTTCAGCAAGCTCAATCCGCCCTGGTTCTTGCTGCGGGATTTTTCCTTTCTGGATTGCTCCCAGGTGCGCACTGATGCTTTCCAATCCTTCATTGGGTTTCTTCCGACCTTCCATCCGTTTGCCTCGTAGTAGTCCACAAATGCTTGCGGGTTGATCCCATTGTTTCGTTCTGCGCAGTAGGCAGCGACTTCTTCAACCGTTGGCTTGCAAAACCTAGCGCGCGAAGCGCGTGTAGTTTTCTGTTCTGTTCTCTTCTGTTCTGTTCTGTTCTGTTCTCTTAACTCGGACTTTATTCCGACACTATCGGGAGTTTGTCCCGACACTATCGGGAGAGAATTCATCTTTCTCATCAAGTGTTGCGTGTACTCGTCTGTTCTTAAAGCCATTTTCAGACAAGTGATTCTCCCACCATCGGACTCAAATAATCCAAGATTGACCATATAACGCATCATTTCTTCGACGCGCTCAATGTGAATGTTGGTTGCAGCAGATACCAGTTCTGCGTCCTCCTCTAACTCGAATGTAAGGTTGTGTGAATCGACGGTCCCAGCAACGCATTCCAGCAGGAAAAAATACAGGCCATAGCCCTCTAATCCATACTTGAGGCGCAGCTTTTGAATCTTCGCGTCGTGCCGTGAATCTGAATCATGCTTAAACCACTTCAAGATTTTCTCCGCTTCTTCGTGAGCAGTTGTGCGTCAACGCCAAAGATTCGCTCGATCATCAATGCCTGGGCGGCAGGGATGCGGTTGTTGCGAATCCAGTGCGAGATATTCGACCGGACAATGCCCAGCTGTCGGGCAAGCTCGGCTTGACTGCCGACCTCCCGAATCAGCTGGTTAATGTGTTTCTTTGCGCTCATGGGTTTCCTCAGAATGGGAGATCGTCGTCAAATTCCGGCTGGAAGCCATTGGCTTTCGCCTTCTCATGCTCAGACGGTTTTTGTTCTGGCCGGCCAGCAAGCAGCTCAAGTTCGCCAATCCGGCCACGCAATGCCACGCCTTTCGTGCCGTCCTTCTTTTCGTATTCGTGAACATGAAGGTCCTGGACCTGGACAAAAATCTGATTGCCCTTGTTCAGATACGGCAGCAAGACCTCAGCGCGCTTGCCCCAAAGTGACCCATACATCCACTGCGTTGGCTTCTTGCCATCGTCCCCACGGCGGCCATAGTTGTAGGCCAGGTTCAGCTCGACGACTGGATCGCCATTCTTGGTATATCTAACTTCCGGCTCATTGCCGATTCGTGCTACGCCTGCAAAGATCATTTCTTACTCCTTACGATTTTATATTTGGCAAATTTCTTGCCACCCTGATTGACCATGATGGTCTGTATTGGATGCCCTTCGGCCTTCAATTCGCTGATGCGTGTTGCTAACTTCATCGACCCGCAGCCGTTCAGCGCGTCAATCGCTGTCAGCACACGGCCCCTGTTCAGCTCACGCAGAATCCATTGTGTCTGTGTCATGCTTCCTCCTGGTTGATGCCATAAAAATAATTGTCGTCATCGCTGGTTGCCCACTTGTCATGGGATTCGCAGTAATACTTTTGAAGATTCAGCTTGTAATCTGGTATGTGTTTGAACGGTTCGCTAACCATCGAAGGTTCTGCCCACAAGATTCGATTGTTTGGATACGCACAGAAATATCCATCGGCCAGCTCGATAATGTGCGCCATCTTGTGTTGCGACGGCTCTTCGGCATAGCTGGTAGATACTTTCTGCGACATATCGGCATCCCAATCGACCGTGAAACGGTAGATACCTTCGCGTTTCGTGCCGTCTTTCAGCATGACCATGCAGCGTTTGCCTTTCAGGAACATAAACTGCGTCACATGCGGCGAGTATGAAAAGCAGTCCCACAGTTGTAGCTTGTGAAATGCCAAGTGCGGTGCTTCCGGCTTATCAAACGGAACAAGTGCAGAGATCGGTATCTTGTCATACAGCGCGCCGATGTCGGTCATTACGACAAACAGCATCGCCGTGCCTTGCAGCGACTTGATTGCAAACGCCGTACCTTCGATCAATTCGCCATGCCCTGATTCAAGGTTGTACAGGTACTCCTTGCGGATATAGCACTCGATAGGCGGAATGTTGATATTCATTTGTTCTTGACCCATTCGTTAATCTCAGCAACACAATCTGCGTAGTGCTGCCATTCGCCTAGCGTGATTTCGTCCCACTGCACGGCATGCAGCACCTCGGTGTAATGTGCGTCGGCAGGTGTGTCAGGATGAATGCGGATGATTGGAAAGATCATTACTGGTACTCGTTTTTGGTTTGCCAGAATTCAAGCAGCGAGCGGAACATCAGCCAGCCCTTGTCCACATCTTCCCATTCGTAGATCGACACCACGCCTGGGTGCGACCTCGACACGAAGATATTTGCGCAGCGCGCAGTCGGCATATCCAGCCCCATGCGGTACGCGGCCAGTTGCATCAGGTGTTCGTCAAATCCGGTAATCTTATCGTCAGGTCCGAAGTCTTTGGTCTTGATGTCCACCACAATGCCGTCGGTGTGCATATCGACCTTGCCGCCAAACCCTAGACGATGCGCAAACGATTTTTCGCAGACCCATTTCTGCACGCCAAAGTATTGATCCAGTGCTTTCTCGACCGCCTCAACATGCAGCATATGCTCCTGGTTGATGATCGATTGCTCATAGTATTTCTGAATTGACGCATGGATGTCTGTGCCAAGGTCCGCAGCCTTACGGCCCGATTCACGACTGTCCGCCATGATCCGCTCGATCCATTCCTTTTCGGTTTCGTTTTCATCACGATGCAATGTCAGCGCAGCCAGCAATACCTGCTCCTGCTTCCAGCGTTCCAAGCCAGGTGCAGCCGCGACCTTCATCACGGTAGTAACAGACGGTACAAGGTCCAGTTTGCGTGCGTCACGCAGCGTTGTGTTGCGTTCCTTGCCGTTCGCACCAATGACGGTGTAGGCAGAGTTTCCAGCGCGGTCATACCAGTGACCCGATTCAGCGACATAAGCCATTAGTTGTCCCCCAAGTCGATGTTGATGCCCGATTCTTTCATCAGCTGAATCAGGTCTTTGAGTGCCTGCTCAGCGTTGTCAATGGCTAGGCGTGCATCACGCAATGCCAGCTCGGCTTGGACAACCGGATGGCGCATCCAGCTCATTTCGTCAATGGCCTGCTGATCTTCGGCGCGACCACGATCCTCGTAGTAAGGTGCATATTCCTCAGTCATGTTTTACTCCCAGGTAGCCCATCAGATATGGGTGTGCGTATTCAATAATCAGTTGGCCAATGCGCTCGGCATCGCCTTCCTTGTATTCGATGATCCACATCGCCAGTTTGGCCGCGATGTTTTCCCATTCATCGTCTGGCCATGCGTTCGGACCCACAGCGTCATACACAGCTTCGCGGTGTTCGTAGTCATCGCGCACGGTGCGCAGGAAATCCTGGATCTTGTCGTGATCGCGGGTGCTAAATTCGTAACTCATGCTTCCCCCTCGTCGATAGCTTTTGCGATAGTCTTGAGTGCTTCGCCTTCTTCATCCCAAAAACGCTTGGCATTGGCGTTGCGCGGCAGGCTGGCCACAGCGGTCTTGAGTGCCTTGGTTCCGCGATTGGCAACGGCCTGTAAGCGTTCCAGGTATTCAGCGGCAAACTGTTCGTAAGTTTGTTCTTCTTGTTGTGGCAAATCTTCACCGGCATAGATATACAAACCTAAACCATGACACGCGATGGCTTTGACCAGGCAACGCATCTGCGCGTCGCTGATCTTGCGTGCGTCAGGGTTCTTGATGGCATTGTTCCGGTTATCCATGACCGGCAGATTGATCGTTACCGGCTTGCCAAATGCGGTC